TTTGCTTGGCTTGTACAGTGGATTGAATGTATTCTTCAGGTAGAATTATGGAAACCTTGTTGTCATGCAACTATCGGTCATATGTATCGTGAAATTGCAGATTATTGGTATAACAAGACAACAGACGGATTGCCTGGAAATATGGCTTGTGCAGATTTTGGTATGAGAGGAATGTCTTGTATGGATGAAGCCACAAGATGTTCAGCTTCATGGTTACTTTCATTTAATAAAACATCGACAATTCCAGCAATTAATTATATTGACAGATATTACAATGCCGATTGTAAGAATAATGGTATTGGAATCGGTGCTGTCTCAACTGAGCATTCTGTAATGGGTGCTAATTTCTCAATTGATGGAGATGAGATTACGTTCGTTAAGAGACTTTTAACAGAGTTATATCCAAATACATCATTTAGTATGGTTTCAGATACTTATGATTATTGGAATATGGTAAATAATATTCTTCCACAGTGTAAAGAAGAGATTATGAATCATAATGGAAAGCTCTTGGTTCGTCCTGATAGTGGTGATATTGTAGAGATTTCCGTTAAGACGGTTGAAAGGTTATGGGAGATTTTTGGTGGTTATGTAAATGGTAAAGGTTATAAGGTATTAGATCAGCATATCGGTATTATTTATGGTGATGGCTGCACACTTTCTAATGTAGAAACTATTTGGAAAGAATTAGAAAAGCGTGGTTTCGCAGCTAATAATATTGCTTATGGTGTAGGAGCTTTTTGCTTCACTGCAATCGTTGAAAACGGCAAGATGATTGTTGTTACAAGAGATACTTTTGGTATTGCAATGAAAGCTACATATGGAGTAATTGATGACAAGAAGTTAATGATTTTCAAAGATCCTAAGACAGATACAAGTCACTTAAAGAAATCTCATAAAGGATGTTGCAGAGTATACGATGATAACGGTGAATTAAAGTGTCAAGATCAGTTACTTGAAATGAGTGATAACAGTTTACTTACTACCGTATTTAAAGATGGAGAGTTAGTAAGAGAAGATACATTTGCGGATATCAGAAACAGAATGTACGGAGGTAAGTAGGATGGATTTTTATCTTCAGGCAAACAATTCCTATGACAGATTAGAAGAAGAGTTTAAGAAATATGGAAAGCTTATTTTCTGTGTGGATTTTGATGATACAATTTATGATTTTCACAAGAAGGGCAGGACATACAAAAATGTCATTAGTCTTTTACAGAGATGGGAGAATTATTCAGAAGTAATTATTTTCACTGGTAATGGCGAAGATAAATATGAAATGATTGAAAAATATTTGAATGATAATCATATCAAGCATAGAGGTATTAATTGTGATGCTTCTGTTGCATTTTCAGGAAGAAAGATTTATGCAAATGCTTATATTGATGACAGAGGTGGATTAATTCAAGTATATAACGAACTACTTACATTAATTGAGAAAATTGAAAAAGGAGAGATTAGACATGAGTAATTTTGATGTAAAGAAAGCAACTAATGATTGCGTTCAGTGGATTAAGGATTTCTTTGAGAAGAATGGTAAAGACTGTATGGCAGTTGTGGGCATCTCAGGTGGTAAGGATTCAAGCGTTGTGGCAGCATTATGTGTAGAAGCTCTTGGTAAGGATAGAGTTTTTGGTGTATTAATGCCACAGGGAGAACAGCCAGATATTGATTATTCTCGAATGCTTGTAGACCATCTTGGAATCGACAGTTGTGTTGTAAATATAGGCAATACAGTTCGTACTTTAAAGCATGAGATTAAACCACAGTTGGGAGATCGTTGGTCAAAACAGACTTCTACAAATCTCCCTGCTCGTATTCGTATGGCTACTCTTTATGCTGTATCACAGACAGTAAATGGTCGTGTTGCTAATACGTGTAATCTTTCAGAAGATTGGGTAGGTTATGCCACAAGATATGGTGACGCTGCTGGTGATTTCAGTCCGTTATCTCAGCTTACAGTAACAGAGGTTAAGGCTATTGGTCGTGAGTTAGGTCTTCCATCTGAATTAGTTGATAAAACACCTACCGATGGTCTTTGCGGAAAGACAGATGAGGATAATCTTGGATTTACTTATGCTGAATTAGATGCATATATTAGAGATGGAATTGAGCCAAGTGAGGAAGTAAAAGCTAAGATTGATTCAATGCATGAGAAAAATCTGTTTAAATTACAGCTAATGCCAAGTTTTGTGTATCAGGCGTAAGTGAGATACTATATATAGTGCTTATAGAAAATATAGACACTATATATAGTAATATTTTTACTAAGAAACATAGATTTCCTTCGGGATGAAAAGAGGTGAAGTTTTGAAAATCGTACAGAATAAATCACATTATGATTTTAGAATAAAAATCGGAAATAACCATGTAACTGTTGCAACGCTTCATCCGTGGTTATTCAGTAAACATAATCATAAATACAGTCTGTATTTTTATTATTATGGAGCTGAATATGAAGAAGGAACGTATGCTTGTTGTCATAGAAATGGAAATGAAAAGATGATGGTATATGAACAAGAAAATGAACTTCATAAAGAATTTCTTGAAAGAGTGAGAAGAATAGTTTTAAAGAAACTGTATGTTATAGGAAGCTCGATACTAGAAGAAATAAAATATATTGAGGATTAGGAGAATAATATGGCAGGATTTGTATCAAAGCAACCAAATGGATTATATTGTAGATTTTCGAGTGTCACGGATTGTCCTACAGCATGGAATATGACGAGAGAAGATTATATCAATATGAAAATGCAGGAAGCAAAAGAAGATGCTGAAGATGTGTTGGATAATTATTTGAAGCCGTTTGATATGGTGGTGGATATGTATTATCCAAACAATATGACAAAAGAGGAATTTGATAAATTCCTTGAAGAGACTGGATATGATAAGAAATCCGAATAAAGCAGAGAATAACATAATAGGAGGTGCAAATAAATGCAGAATATTAGTATTAAAGGAGTTCGCGATTGTGTAGACTTAGACAGAAATATCAAATTAACAAATGGTGCAGTCGTAGTGCAGAAAGAAAATAACAATGTAATAGGTGTTTATTTAGTGATTTCGTTCAGAGACAATAAAAACAAATATGGTGGTGACACTACATCAACATATTGTAGTTTGGTAAATCTCGACAATGGACAATTAGCTTTTGAAGAAAGATGTAGTCGTGCTACAACAGAGAGACGAGTTCTTAGACATCTAACAAGGGCAGGTTTCAGTTATCCTTATGATCCAAATTCTCATGAGCAGGATAGTAAGTTTTACAATATGAGAGTTCAGGTTTATAACAATGGAAATTACAAAATGAATCTTGAACTTGGCGATGAATACATTATGTATAGTAGATAGGAGAATAAATCATATGAAGAAGAAAATTTTAGCAGTTGCATTAGTGCTGACATTGTGTTTTGGAATAACTGGATGTGTATCTACTGGAAGTAAAAGTTATAACGAGTCCTCAAAACTCATTTCGATAGAAGGTGAAAATGATTTGTATTATTATTCCACAACTCATATCGTTTATATGGTATTTAATGAATTTGAATGTCAAGTTGGATATGGTTATATGTCACCATATTATTCAGAGAATGGCAAGTTATGCATCTATGATACTAATACAAAACAGATAGTTGAAATTGGAGAATAGAACAAAGTAAACCGAAGTTTCCTGATGATAAGAAAGAGAGGTAAGATATGTATATTTATTTAACAGTATTAATTGGATTATTAGGACTTTGTGTTGGAGCAATGATTGGATTTGGAATTGATTTTAAAATTAATCATACTTACATACTTGAAATGAACAATATTACTAAAGATTATTTACAAAAAATGATTGATTTACAAAAAGGATATTTCAATACAATTGCGACAGATTTAGCAAAAGCAGTAGATGACATTAACAAAGTATATGAGAAGCCAATTTGGAGAAAAACAGAGGAAGAATTACCACCATGTTCAGGATTATATTATGGCAAAATTAAAGGTAATCCACATGGAGAAAATGCTATGTGGAAAGTGATATATAACGACAATGAATGGAGCTTATCTGGCTATCCTGATAATAAAGTAGAAATTAGTGAATGGACAGAGATCTATTAAAAGCACAGTAAATTTGGTTTTTTGGAAGTTAGGATGTGGTAGATGAGAAAAAATTATGAATTAGAACTATATAAATTACTAATCAATCCAGAAGAAGACGATATTGACATCTCATACGTAGATGAATTTGGATGGGTTAGCAATACAGAGTTTTATGTTTGGATTAATCTTAATTGGTTTAATGAATTTGTCAAACGATTGAATGATATTTTTGGCTATTCGCTTTTTGATGAAGGTGGAATTGAAGCAAGAATTTGTAGTGATTGTGTATGTATAGACTTAGAAGAAGTTATTTCTGGATATGGTGTTGATCTTGAAGAGATATTTCCAAGAAGTAAGTATACACATTAAGAGAATAAGAATAATGAAAGGAGACGAGGTTCGTGTACACAAGAAGGAATTCCTTACTCCAAGTAATTTATGAAATATATGGGTTCAAAATCTCGTATAGTTGATAATATTTTACCGATTATTCAAGAAAGATTGCGAGATTATAATATTAAAACATACATAGAGCCATTTTGCGGTGGTTGTAATGTAATCGACAAAGTTCAGTGTGACACAAAAATCGCTTCTGACAATCATAAATATCTTATTGAAATGTTCAAGAATCTAAATCAGATTCAAAATCTCCCAGAATTTATTACAAAAGAACACTACTCAGATGTAAGAGAGTGCTTTAACAAAAGATTATCTACATATCCTGATTGGTATATTGGAGCAGTTGGTTTTCTCTCAAGTTATAACGGCAGATTCTTTGATGGCGGTTACTCAGGTATCGTACATACAAAAGCTGGAACTGAAAGAAATTATTATGACGAAGCTAAGAGAAATTTGTTAGAGCAGATTTCAAGGTTAGAAGATATTCAATTCCAATGTGGAGATTATGAAGAGTTATATTCTGATAAAGTTGACTGCTTATTTTATTGCGATATTCCATATAAGGGTACGAAACAATATGGATCAAGTAAGAACTTTGATTATAACAGATTTTGGAATTGGGCTGAGAAGATGAGCGAGAAAAATATTGTCTTAGTCAGTGAGCATGAAGCGCCTTCTGCATGGGAATGTATTTGGCAACAGGAAGTCAAAAGAACGATTGATAATACAAAGCGAGTTAAAGCAGTAGAAAAATTATTCGAGATAAGAGAATAAATATCTGGGAGGTGACAATTTGATAGAACCACAGTTTTGTGTTGTAGAGGAATTAATATCTATGGAATATATGGACAGAAGTGTTTTAATCCTATATCCATATGAACTTAGCAATGAACCAATATTAAAAGACAATATTCCCAAAATGACAAAAGTGATAAGAGAATATATAAAAGAGTCTGAGATGTATAGAAAGTGTGTAGATACAATTCCAAATCTTATATGGGATTCTCAAAAATTATCTATGCAGAATGAAGCTGATGAGCATCAAAGAAAAGCCGATGAACTTGCAAAAATAATGAATGAAGGTATCAGTCCTTATGCATGGTATGTCAAAGGTAGGTTTAATGAAGAGATAGGTGGGCTTCATTATAATGTAGATAATATAGTTTATTTGGATAAAAACTAACAAGAAATTTTGGTTTCTTGGCTTATCACGAAAATTATACAATATTCAGGACAAACAAGAGAATATAACAATGTAATTACAATTAAAGAAAGGATAAATGTTCACATGTGAGTAAAGCTGCGCAGCTACTAGGTGAACAAATATTGACATTAAATATTGGATATTTAACATCAGATAAGGAAGATAATGAGTTATATACGCCCTATTACGCAACAGATCACATTATTAAATATCTTCCAAAGGATAAAATTATATGGTGTCCATTTGATGAAAACTGGTCTGCTTTCTACAACAGACTAAAAGAAGAAGGATACAATGTAGTCAGAAGCTCATTAGCTGAAGGTCAGGATTTCTTCAATTA